GATCATCAGGTAAACGACATTTGTACAGTTGAGTAGCTAAACTGATTTGCATTGCAGTAAAGCCCTCTGGATAAAGTCCATTTGGGCCATAAAAATCAAGCATATATTGTGTGAAATTCATAATAGCTCCTTTGACTGAATAAGACTCTATTATAGACCCAAAATGATTTATTGTCAAATATTGGAAAGCCCCGTTTCCGGGGCTGTTGTTTTAAAATAAAAGTATTACTTTTTATTAGTTTGATTCACAAAGCCGTACATCTTTTCGGCAGTTTCAAGGATTTTGTCTAGACCTGGAAACTCGGGCATCGTTACTGAACTAACAAGTTGACCTGTTTTCTCATCACGTTTTGCACTTAGTTCCCAACCCTGGAACTTCATTTGATATTCTTGCTGTACAACATCTTTGGCTAGTGCTAAGATATCTGAACGAATTTCGTAACCATTTTTGTTAAATTTAACTTCTGGTACTTTTGGTGTGTAATCTGACATTTTATTTCCTTAAAAAAGTGTATGTGTGTTAATTATAAGTTGGTTTAGGTTGTTTGTCAACGGGTTTTGGTAACTTAGCTGGTAACTTACCATAGTTGACCCACTCCCAATCTTCATCGGTCATTGGTTGCCATTGGTTCATTTTAGTTTACTCGCTTTGTATGATTTGATATCCTGAATGGCTTCAAGTATACTACGTAAGATTTCTTTGATTTTATTCATAGATACCTCTTACTTGAAGCAATTTCATAATCTCTAGTTAGACGTTCTATATCAGCGGTATCTTGTGGATTCTTGCTGACAATGTATTCTTCCAATCTAGAACCATAGGTATTAGATTCACTTGCCAATGCAACTAAAGGACCAATAATACCAACCATGGCTAGTGCGCCAATCGTTAATAGAACGCTAATCATATTACTTAGCCTTAGATTTTTTTGTATTGAAAGCTGGAACTAATGATTTGTATTGGTCAGCGATTTCATCGTAGAATGATTTGCTTGTGAAAATCATACCCAAACTCATCATAGATTGCATTCCTGCATCTGCGGCTGCTTTAGTGTATTTTGTTTGTGCATCAACGAAACCGTTTAATGCTAATTTGATGCCTTCGTGTTGAACTGTTGTCTCTACGAATTTCTTTTTGAAGTCTGAAACGCCATCGATAAAGGCGTAAGTTGCTGTGTTAAACATTTTATATCTCCTATGTGTATGTGTTTAAATTTGGGTTTTTATGAAGAACCCCTAACTTCACAAGTATTTATCACCTGTAGAGAGATTATAACATAACTTCTCTATATTTTTGTAGAGTTTTATCTCTAATCTCAGCTAATCTTTTGGTTATATGATCTGGTAATTCAGCGTCATCATCCCAAAGATTAGAGCTAACTAGCTTAGGGCGACTATAGCCCCGATGTAAATCTAAATCAGATAAATCGGAACCATAGTCATCATCTACTTCACTTAGCTGGCTTGGCGTCTGCTTTAGGAGCAGGTGTTGCTGGAGCCGCTTCTGTCTTGGCAGGGGCACTTTTGGCATCTGCTTTGGGAGCGTCCTTTTTCTTAGCCAATTTCATTTCTTCCTTAGCTGGAGCTGGTGTAGCTGGTGCAGTAGCTGCCGGAGCAGGTGTTGCAGGGGCTTTTGCTGGCTCTGCGGCCATTGCTGTTGCTACTGATAATGTAGCGATTAGGGCGATTGCTAATGTTTTCATTTTAAGTTTCCTTTATGTTAATGAAGTAGATTTTAGCGTCTACATATATATAACGCCTTAGACTTCTAATACGTTGACATAAATACATTACTATGTTATATATATCTTACCAGGGAATCTACGACGGGCAAAACTATGAAGATGCCAATACACCTAATCAAATAGGCAAATCATTTAATAATGGCTTCTCCTGTATGGTGGATGTTTGGAGAATAGATAACACTCTTTGTGTAGGGCCAGAAGAGGCACCTATTCCTGTAACAGACAAATACCTACAAGGTAATCGTTTTTGGATTAAATGCGGTAATCAAGACACATATGATTGGTTTACTACACAATCTCTAAGACAATATCCAAACTACTTTTATCAGCCCAATAGTATGGTAAATGCATTAACCAGTAGTAATAAACTATGGACTCCGGGTACTGTTGCAGTTAATAATACAAGTATTATTGTACTACCCGAAATAAACGATAGAGGGTTATTGAGTACGGTACATTTAAGATGCTACGGAGTATGTAGCACCTATCTAACTTTCATTAAACGTATGCGTAATGAAGGTGAGTGGTATTAACCACCCCTACCTGTTCTACGAACTACAGTTGCACCACCAAAACCCTTATTTGGTTTAGGAGCTTTTGCTTTCTGTACTTGATTGGCTTTCTCTAATGAAATCTTTGTATCACGTGCTTTTGCTTCACGTGCCATATTGATAAATGGATTTGGGCTTTTCTTTTCTGTCATTTTTTTACCTTTATACTATCTAAGTAATCATTCACATTCCCATACAAACTAATCATCATTGCAATCTTGCTATCATAAAAACGTATGTAGGGGAAACGTTGCTTTCCATCTTTATTTACACCCATATAGTAGGGGCATTTGATTTTTTTATTAAGTTCTAATATGTAGGCATGATATTGTGTTTCAGGCTGTAACTTTAGTTCATACTGATAAAACTCTATCTCTGCCATTCTAAATGCCAAATCACCATAATCAGATAAACGCAGTCCATCTTGGCGACCAGTCATCCACCACTTGAATAGTAGTTTATCTACTGGTATAGATTTTTCTTGATTTAATGTATCAGGAAGTTGAGCCAATACAACTTCTGTAATAGTTTCTTTAAGACTCTTACGCTTACTCATCTGGGTAGACAACTCTACCTGAGTTCATAAACACTACTGTAAACTTATCTGTTTTAAACTGTAGGTTTAGTTTACGACATAAGTTACGTGCGTGTCCTGGATTACTGAAACTTGTTTTCTTATACTTAGGAGTTGCTTCGTTATCTAAGTAATGTTGGCTTTTCAGATTGATTGGTTGACCGTCATAAAACACTGCCCATATGCCGGCTGCTTCTACGATTTGGTCACATTTATATGTTACTTTGTCTACTAGTTCAAGTAAGACTTTTGGTTGTGTTCTACTCATTAAAATCTACCGCCGTTCATTTCTACTTGAAATACTGGTTCTACTGCGACCTTATTCTGCAACAATTCATAGTTATCAACAAGTAACTTGCTTAACTCATCACGCAATCCACGAGCTTCACCTATAGGAATTACAACATCTTTTCCTTGTTTAGCTTCCATAATGGATACTTTGTCTATAAATCGTTTTATGTGTATCATTAAGTATTTATCGCTTTTTTTGCTTCATTTTCAGATTTAAATGGTCCCTGATAGGGATAACGCTGAATAAAGATGTATTTAGGGCAAAAAATAGTCTCTTTTTCGCTACCTTGTTGTATGTTAAACCATCCTGCGGCATGATAGCATTTGCTTTTGGGTTCTGTGGTAAACAAGTGTAACTTACGCTTGATATCAAGCATACTGTTAAAGACTTTACCTGTTGTAGGATATACCTTAAAGGGCAAGTCATGTTTAGTTTTGTCTGCTTTTTGTACAGTTTCAAACTCAATATTTGTCTTACGCTTAATAGCTGTAGTATTCTTATAGTGGCTTTTATTGCCATTAAGCTTAACTTCAAATCCAGATCCATCAGCTAATACATTACCTACTTTTTCTTTACCATCAGTAACGATCCAGAACTGATTTTTAACTACGGGTTTAGCGATTAATGTTTTAGTCATTTTTATTCCTCTGTGTAAGTATACTATGTTTAAATGTACTTGTCAAGCCTGGATTACTCCAAACCAAAATGTTTTTTAATAGCTAGCTTTGCATTTGCAATACTACTATCAAACTGTGCTTGGTCAAAAGACGTATATACATGCGGTTTCTCTGCACTATCTAATGCTAATATGCATTCATCAATCAAAAGTTTGGCAAATGCCCCAACAGCAAATTGATCTTCTGTTATGCATTGTTCTGCCATTTGTTTAAGTTTTTCGTTATCCATTCTATTCATTCTTTAATAAAAATATAGTAGTATCTGGCCCATCCAATTTAACTACGTCATGGGAGTATTTATTAACTTGTATAGGCCCCCATTTAGTTTTTCTTCCAACCTCTACTACCTTTATCATTTTAGGCATAAGTTTACTTACCCTAGCAATCATTAAGCTATTACTTATGGCAGTGGCAACACAATCGCCTACTTTAAGTATTCTATCTAGCTTGTCTTTATGTTCTGTCATTTGAATATCTTTACATCTTTGTGTTTAACTATTATAACACGATGTACTACCCCTTTATACTTGATCGGTAGGTCTAAGTATACACTAATCCTTGGACCTTCAATCTCATTAATCAATGTATCGTTGCCTACTGTACCCACAAATGGAATCTTATTCCATTTGCCTATAATACGATCACCGATATTGTATTTACCTTGATATCGGTTTGCTTTAAAATATTCTGCTAGACTAGCCATTTAATGTATATTTCTTTAATACTTCTTGTGCTAATGATAAATCGTTGATATCATCCGATACTTCAAACTGATATTCTTTTAATGATTTATGATATACAGTAATAAGTTCCATAGCATAACTCTTGTTATCCTCATCTAAACTATTCCACCAAATATATAGTTCTTGTGGATTCTTTGCTAGAATAGATTTCAAGTTGTTATAATCGTAATCATTCATATTATTCTCCTAGTTTTTCCCAAACATAATCTGATTCTTTAACATATGCTACAGGCTTTAGCCAACCGTGATTGATACATTCCTGAATCAAACTTATATAATTGTCAGGACAACGATTACTAATCTTAAAGGCAGCACGTGGTACTATTTTGATACCATCTGTCATTGTAAAGTCTGGATCACTTTGTTGTATTTCTTTAAAAGTTATACCAGTAGTAGTAAAAGTCATTTTACTACCTTTACCTGAACACATTGTGTTGTCATGTTGACTTTATTACGAATATTATCAGCCAGTCGTTGGCAGGATTCTAAATCTGCCACAGGCGGACTGTATGTAATCGTTTTATAGCCATAATAGGTGTTACTGAATGTAACTAAAACCCAAACAAGTACTGTGTTCATATAATACTCAACCAAAATATAATCAATGCTATCCAAGGATGCCCAGTAAAAGCAACAAACATTGCTAGTATGGTACCGTAGAATGGCTTATCATTCATTTCTTTAACTCTTCCCATACCATCTTCTTGGCAATCTCATTCATCTCGTAATCATGTTGGTCAAGCATAGTTGGTGCCATTGTTTTAATGTAATGCATCAATGCCTTCTCACCTTCTTCTGTAAAGTAAGAATAGTTACCTCCAACGCTACTACGATAGTAACAAGTTCTGTCTTTTAATACTTCTAAAATACCTGAATAAATCTGTTTCTTAAGCACGTTCGGTAGCATGAAGGGTTCCTTGATACGGCGAGTTAAGCCATTTAGTGTACGTATCGGACTGCTCAGAAATTTTAGTAAGCTCATATTTTCCACAGAATTTCATAAAGTGAATACCAACTTGAGGAGTATTAACTGTACGAACACCCTCACGAATATTTGTATCAACTGATAGTTTAACATCATCTGGTTGACAAGTCAAGTCAATCAATACCCGATTACGTTCATAATCATCACGCACACGATGCTCAACACCATTGTGGTCAACCCACCGTTGCAACATCATATTGTTCCAATCAAAGCCTTGCTTAGTTCTATCAGCATACGCTTCCATCAGTCCAGCTTTCTTTTGTGTACCTTTACTACGCACACCTGGATATGCACTGAATACATTGTCGGTTGCGTCACCACGCATACATTTCTCGAATAGGATATATTGTGGGTCACCTAACAGTTTGGGTTCGCTTGTTTTCTTGTCTTTGACAAGACGGCCCTTGTCATCAAAGTAGCCCTCAAGTGTAATCAACTGATTAGTAATACCATTATATTGTTTTACGTTCGCAGAAATTAATTGTATAAAATCTGTATCGCTTGAAATAATAAAATGTTCATCATCGGGATGCAAATGAATGAACCGGGCAATCAAGTCGTCTGCTTCTGCCTTAGGATCACGTAATACTGATACGTTTGTTTTCTCACGCAAGAATGTTGTAAACTGTTCATACGTTTCCCAGAACATTTTATTTTCTTCAGCCTCAGCTTCAGTTTGTGCTTGTGTATCTACAAC